CTGATCGTCTTGTAATGGTTTCGCGAGTCATTACAATCATGTAATGATCGCGCGAAGGCAGATAATATTCATCCGTATCTATTACAATTTTGTAAAAGGTGTTCTCAACCCTTTCTTTATTCAACCTACAGATAATATAATCATTGAGCTCCAAATTATAGAACGCGAACCCTAACGCATACACTGTTCTTATGGCTATACATACCTCCAAAATGTCCTGCAAATCTGTCAAGGTTTTTGGCAATATACTCCCAGGAAAACCCCCAAGAAATACTACAGGTTCTGTATAATTACTTCTAGGATATGAATATGCAAAGTATGGACATACCTTTAAAAAATCATTATGCTTTTTTATGCTGAATTCATCTTCTTCGAAAGTAATCTTTTCATATTTTTGGATCAGATAACCATAATGCAGATAGATATCTGTGCCTTGGAACGGACCTTTAATCGATTTATTAATTTCCATTCGAAGCTTAAAAGAATCTGGTACCAAGTAATCATTAATATTTCGTTTTTTAATAATAGATGGTAAACTTACCGAAAAAGTTTTCGATACGGAGCACGTCGGAGCCTCAGACGAGCAGTCTTTCTCCCACTTTTTATACGTGGGCCCACCGACCTTAATCGCTCTCCCAGTCTGCGGATTGCGCGTCTTGTCCTCGAACCACTGGTCGCAGTCGGGGTTCCGCCTCGACCCTTCTCCGGACCCAAGGGCCGAAGCCCGTCCAATGCCTCTTGGCACCTCTCGCCTTGGCACATCTCGCCTTGGCACATCTCGCCTTGGCGCGTCGTCCGCACGTGGCGGAGACGAGCAGTCTTTCTCCCACTTTTTATACGTGGGCCCGCCGACCTTAATCGCTCTCCCAGTCTGCGGATTGCGCGTCTTGTTTTCGAACCACTGGTCGCACATTGTTATTTATTTACTCTAAATCCATAAGAAAGTAGTTGTTTTTAACTTTTAAAGTTAAAAACAACCATAACATACATATACCATTTATTCTTTAGAAAGAAAAATTTTTTTTTCTGATTTTGGTAGAATGTAATGCATCAGATAATAGCGACTCCCAGTCAGTTCACGGTCGCTCATATTCATTAGAGACTCTTCGTTTGGAGAGGCCAAACGATCTTTATCTTCGTCTTTAAATACATGCCGAATATTTGTGTGGAGCATTGAACCTTTTAGTTTTTTTTCTACTAAATTTTTGAATATTGGATAAAAGGTTTCGTAAGAGTTTAATATTTTAATATTGTCCACAAGATTGTTAAAGTTATATTCAGTCATAATACTTGATAGTGTCGAGGTTGCCTCTGAGATGGTGGTTTTGATTGGTGTCAATTTTATTTTTTTGTGGTTCAACGCCCAGTTGCCTAAATCAAGATAAAGGTTCAAGACATCCTTCAGCAAGACAGCCAAAGCAGCAAAAAAGTGTTTCAGCCGCGGATCTTTGTACCACACGCATTTGACAATTTGTTCGTTTTCTTCCAATATGAAGGTGTCTCCAAACCATTTTTGATCTTGTTCGTCCTGGCATTGGACTTTACCTAAGATATATATAATATCGTCCTTGATGTGAAAACATGGGGTGGTCGTTTCTAACCATAAAACGTTCATAAGGTCATTGAAGCTGTATTTAACGGCCATAAATTGAAAGGTGTCGCTCAGTCTACAGATCTTATGATACACGTCGTTTATATAACGGTCATGACTGCCTATATGTTGTTTATCATCATACTTGCTTAGTGTTTTCTGGAACAGATGCATTTTCGGCGGAACATTTATACCACAGTCCAAGTTCTTTGGGTGCGTATAGTTATTTCTTTGTGTAAAGCTGATTGTACCACAGGTTTTAGTATCGTCGTCGTATCTTAGTTCCAGCGAGTACTTTGACGACAGCTGGTTGATTAATGACACCAGCACACCTTCTGTTTCGGGTATATGTTCTTTACAAGAAGTAACATGGTCTAGTATAGAACTATATCCTTTAACGAAGCAAAAACACTTTTGACACACGAAACCTATCTCTCTGTGAGCGGTACATTTTTTGCTCCTTTGGTGGGTAGAAAGTGCCTTTTTGTCTTCGAAAAATAAGTTGCAATGAATACACTCGTACATTTTATTAAGATTGTTTTTTATCATAACATTTTCATTTTTGTTGGAGAACACTGAGGCAAAGCTTCGCTTTGCCGAAGGTTAATCTTGGGTCCTCCGGACCCAAGGGAACACATCGGGATAACAAGAACAGATTCTTGTTATAATAAATGCGTGTTGTATGTATTTATATAGTTATACTACTGTACTGCGGTGTCAGTGATTGTCACCTGGGAAAGGACTGCGGGGAGGATCCCCAGACCGAGTGTCTATCGTTTGAGACGTGCCAGAATGGCAAATGCGCTCTGTGCACTAGAAAAGGTTTGCCTTGCTACAATTCCGGCTGGCCTTGCTGCGACGGCACTACGTGCGAGTCCATACCGGGCTTAAACATAACAGTGTGTGCACTCAATCAAAACAAATGCCACGTTGACTCGGATTGCGAGGGGGGACTGACGTGTCACATCCGTGGGTCCGGAGACCGAACGGCCGAAAAAGAGTGTGTTCTGTGCGTTGCGGAGGGCTCGCGTTGTTACAATCCTCGCTCCGAACACAACCCTTCCCAAGAGCGCATACCTGTGCCCGTTCACCCGCGAGATAAACCAGCCCTCAAAAAGCCTTCCGACCCACCTTGTTGTGACGGCACTACGTGCGAGCTTATACCCGGGTCGGACACCGCGAGGTGCGTGCCCAGACAAAACAAGTGCCAGAGCGACTCGGACTGTGTCGGCGGACTAAGATGTGTTGTTCGACTTAATAAGTGCGGAATATGCGGCAGCATCGACACACTGTGTACCCACAACTCAAACTGCTGTAGCAACATCTGCTTCGAAAACAAATGTGCTACGTCGCGTCCACAATGGGCTCGGAACCGATACTTTAACGGCAGTAGCAGAAAAAATTGTGCACCTTACTTGAAAACCACTTGTCCCGAAGGTGAACAGTGCGCCTACAATTTCAAGACCTACCCCGAACCTAACTACGAGTGTGTCATATGCGAAAGTGTGCAACACAGTGCACACTTTTATGTCTGTGCATAGCTTTTTACCGCATTTGTGTTTTTATCCCTTTCGGTCCCACCCGCGCGAACATGGGTAACCCATTAAAGCCAAACAAATCTTCGGTAGATCTGCACAAGAGCGTGAGTCGATCCTTTAACCCCAACGGGCGTTAAAGGGTTAAAGAGTTATATCCTTGGGTCCTCCGGACCCAAGATTAACACAATCATAAATAAAATTAAAAATGTATCTCTAAAACATTTCAGAGATACAATCCGGACCAAGGTTAACTAAGAATAGTATCATCACTAACTGATATAATAAATGCGTATTGTATTTGTTGCGGAAGTTATATTATTGCTGGCACTCGGAGCACACAACGTTAATGGCGGCCATTGCGGCTCCGACGCCGATTGTATGTCGTTCGAGTCGTGCCAGAACGGCAGGTGCACTCTGTGCACCAAAGAAGGTGCTGTTTGCCGCACCGAATTCTTGGCGTGGCCCTGTTGTGACGGCTCCACCTGCGAGCTTATACCGGGCCTGAACACCACTATGTGCGTGCCTAGACAAAACAAGTGTCAGACCGACTCAGACTGCATTGGCGGACTGAGGTGTGTTGTCCGGCTCGGCAAGTGCGGCATATGTCACAAGAACGGCGAGAAGTGTACTCTACCGTACGACAGTTTGGAGTGTTGCAGTAGTTACTGCGCTATGCATCTTCTGGCGTATTCCGAAGAGAGTGTTTGCGCTGATCCTTGGAAAACGCCTTCGGTTCCAACCAAAGCGCCTCAGCCTGCCTCGGATATCGCTCAAGATGTACATATCTCCAACCAACACATTATCTCTTCTAATGGAGATACCATCGTTATCTCCGGCGGTGAAACGTGCAAACCGGCTTACACTCCGTGTTCTATTGGGTCTGAATGTTGTAACAAACATTGCAGTTTCATTAACAGAGTCTGCTACTAACTCAGAACTCAAATTTTTATTTTGACAAATGATATTTTTAACCTTATATACCCTTGGGTCCTCCGGACCCAAGGGTATTACACTCGTTGGGCTTCGGCCAACATAGTTAATAAATGGACAAAGACAAATGTAACGCATGGGCGAAAGAGAGACTGGCGCCGAAACCCAGGAACCCGCTTACCAACAGAGCTATAAAGAAAGACGGACCTACGTATGGTCGCTTGGACAAAGACTGTAAGGACCTCATTATAGATATAGATTCCATTTGTAACAAATGGTTAAAAGATAATCATAAATATTTATACACTCAATTGGATCCATTAGGTGGAAAAAAGAAACCAGCAGCGCAAGCACAACCCAAACCAGCAGCGCAAGCACAACCCAAACCAGCAGCGCAAGCACAACCCAAACCAGCAGCGCAAGCACAACCCAAACCAGCAGCGGATAAATACACTACGGACGTGAGAAAGAGGTCCAAAGACACAATCGAGGGGTACTTTTCGTCGGTGATAATACGAGACGGCAAGGCATGTATGACCAATACCAGAACGCTGCTGAAGTACGTGGACAATCCGAAGCTGCTGGGCTACGGAAGCTACGGAAACGTGTATGAGGTGAGTATCCCTTCGTCCGGGTTAAAGGTGGCTATTAAGGAAGGTGAGATTTCAAAAAAAGAATATGCGAAAGCTATGAATAAACAATACCCCAAAGAATACTTATTCAATAAGCTTGTTAACGACCTTATTGAAAACAAAACATGTCCCAATTTTTCTTATACATATGTTATATTTTTTTGCAACATGTGTACATTGAAGAGTGATTTTTTGTGTTTTACAGTTACGTCTGAGACACAGTGTTCCGAGACGGTGATGGAACTGTTTGATCGTCCATTGTACAAGTTGAAAGAATTCGAAGACGAGGTTATTTTGTCCATACTCTTCCAAATTTTGTTCGCTGTTGCATGTATTCAATTAAAGTATGGTTTATGCCACCACGATATTAAAAAAGATAATATTTTACTAAAGAGTGTGCCTAAAGGAGGATATTGGACCTATAATATTGATGAAAAATCTTATTATGTGCCAAACCATGGCTACATTGCTGCATTAATTGATTTTGGGATTTCTGAAAATTATAAGCCAGGTTTTACACAACTAGATTTGTATGGAGATAGACCGGTAAAAGTTGTTCATACGTCGTCCGAACAGGATGCTTATTTTATACCCCTGCCCTCGAACCGTAGGCTCGTAAAAAGCGTAAGGTTATTATTTTCTGATATGGGCACTTATCCAGTCTACGGGTTCCATCACGACATAATTAATACTATTCGAACGTTTACGGGGGGTAACATGGTATTTCCGTTTTATACTGACTCAAAAACAGAACACGAGCCAATGAACATAAGTCAAAACATCCATGATATGTTAAAAGATTTTTATTTTGTCAAACCCGATAAGAAATGGCCTATGAATAGAGTTGATTTATTTCTGGCTCATTATGCCATTGAAAAATTATTCTCTTCTTATCGTAAAACAGGTTTAAGGGGGACTAGTATTGAAGAATACAATCTTGTGACAGAAACATCTTAATCCTTTAACCCTTACATTTGGCATTAGTTCTCATTTTTCCTCTGACAGCAAACACAGAAAAATGATTACTTAATATAAAAATATAAAAAAATATAATAAACAAACAAT